TCTAGTGTCATATTTCCCCCTTTCTTAGGCGAGTTAATCAAGATACCCACTAGGCATATCTTGAAGTTATTATAAGTAGGGGATTTAGTCTCCCTCGTCCCCTACTCCTTATAAGTATAAAGTAACGTAAAGTATTACGCTTCTTTAATTCCTACAGCCGCTTCAGGTCTTAGAACTCCATGACCCATAGCGTATTTAGCTACCATTAGCGTTCCTTGACGTCTAATATCGTAGTCCATTTCAGTCGCTAAATCCATTAACTTAACAGTTCCAACTGCTGAAGGGTGTGATACTAAACATACATAGTTAGCTAAGTTCACTCTTTGTGGGTATGCACCAGTAGCAGTCTTACCTGCGTCTACTGCTGTAGATGAAGATAAGTCAGAAGCAACAAAGTGAGGTGTAGGTACTAATTCAATACCTGCAATCTTCAATACTTTGCCGTCTTTTACGCCGCCGTTTGCACCACCACTGAAGTCAACATTAACTGCATTAGTAGCGTTAGCTAGTTTGTAATATTCCTCTAGTCTTATGAAGGCTTTTCTACCTTCTTTAGGAACATAGTTTGCGTCAAGAGCTTTAGCCGCTTCAAATAACTCATCAATCATTGCATTAGCCGCAGTTGAAGCTGTTGCTGAAGCAATACCTGTGTTAGTCAAAGTTGTACCTGCACCATATCCTGAATCAGATACGTTAGCAGACGCTTGTGACGCTTGACCGATTGTTTGAAGAACGTGCTTGTCTTTTTGGAAAGCAAGTGCTCTTCCTATTTCTGTGCTGTACGCACTTCTCACGTCCCAGTGATTTTTTGCCTCTTCGATAGAAGCTAGAAACGCACTAGAAAGTAAAAGGTCATTAATAGTAATTACCTTTTCATTGTGGTTCACATCAGAGCCAGTGATTTCTGCACCGATACTATGATAAGCCGCACCAATTCTTCCCATAACTGGGAAAGAAGCTGATTTACCAGAACTAATAGTTCTAACCATTTCAGCACCTTGAGTTACTGAAGCTCTGTCAAAAGAAGTAAGAACTTCTCCTGCAAAAACTTTCAGAAACAATGCGTCTTCTGTACCTGAAGCATTAACCTGACCTATTTGTGCACCTGTTGCATTAGCCATAGTTTTTCTCCTTGTATAGCGTTGTTAATAAAAGCCCTTACACTTTCAGTCACTATAAACAGGATTGTCTACCGCAGTAGGTCAAGCTATGTTTCCTATGTGATTAGGCAGTTGCCCTCAATAAGAGTGCACAACTACTTTATTAATTAATAACCTTTTTTAGGTTTTGTTTTTGGTTTTGGCTTCGCCTTCGGCTTTGCCTTTGGTTTCTTCTTTGACATTTATTATTTTCTCCAACTCATCTAATGAATGTTTAGCACATGTAAGTTTATTGAATCTGTCTTTAACAACTTCAAGTAACTTATCATGGTCACCAATACCTACAGGTTTCTGTAAGTATATATCTATGACAGCAGAGTGTTCCGCAACGTCTGCTTCATAGGATTTTTTCAATGCGTGTAATAGCATTTGTTCTCCTTATAATTTACTGTTTGCAATTTTAGCTTTAACAGCATTTTGATATGCTATGTCTTTTGCATATCTTGGGTCTGCCATAGCTTCAGTAACTTGAGCCCAAGACTCATACGAACCACCACTTGTAGGTGTTGCTTTACCTTGTACTAAATTTGGTTCAGTTCCATTTGCCATGTCATATTTTGCTTTTAATCCTGCGACTGCAAGTTTAATAGATTCTAAATCTTTACTATTTACAGTATCGTTATAGGCTTTCTTTTCACCTTCAGTCATATTCTCAGCCGCCCATGAAGCAATCTTACCGTATGCTTCTTCGCCACCAACAACTGCTTTAACTTCTTCACCTTGTTGTTTAGCTAGTGCCGCTTGTCCGTTGATAAAAGCGTCAACGTATGATTTAGGAATACCTGCTTTTTCAAGTGACTCATAAGACTTCTCATCTAATTGTCCCTTTTCATTGTATTCACTTTGTAATGTTTCCATATTTAAACCTGCGTCTGAAACAGCTTTCTCTGCTATTTCTAAATCACCTTCAGGTTTAGATTCTTTTTTAGGTTCTGGTTGAGATGTTTCGTTCTCGAATGATTTATCCTGAGCTCCTAATTTACTTTCCAATTCAGAATATGATTTTGCCATGTCTTCTACAGACTTAAATTTTTCAGGCAATCCTTCTGGTCTTGGTGTTTCTACTTGCGTTTGCTCTACTGGCTTTTCGCTAGTAGTTTCTTCACTTTTTATTTCGACTTGTTCTACCATTGTTACATTTCCTTAGTCATATTATTTGCTACTTGAGGTGCAACTTGTTGTGCAGTGTCCATGACTTGTTGCATTTGTTGTTGTTGCATAGCCTCTTCTTGTTCCGCCTGTAATTGTTCAGGCGTCTTAATTAATCCCTCTGTGTCAATTCCAAGTCCAGTTGCTATCTGGGTTTAGAGCTTGAACTACTTGAGGATTTATTTGTGCCAGTTGTCCGATTTCTGCCACAAACTCTCTTAGCTTTTGTAAATCATTACCTCTACCAAGAGCTTCAATACCTGTAATAATAGTAGGTTTAACACTACCTTTAGGTAAAGAAGGAATTTCTTTTGTTTGACTCATTCGTTTCATTAACACTCTAACAAGAGGTAATTGTAATTCTTGAGACAATAAAGAATACACACCACCCATAGACGTTTCTAATTGTTCAGCCATGTATCTTATTTCTTGAGCTGTAACTCTTTCTGCGTCTCTTTGGATTGCAGTGTGTAATAAGAAAGCGTAAGACATACGCTCTTCTAATTTTTGAATTGATTGTTGTACTACTTGTAAATCATATTGTTTGTTAGCTTGTAACACAGCAACGTCACCTTCTGAACCTGTGATTATGTCACCGTTTCTTGTGTTTGCTAAATCTCTTTTTCTAGTCACTGCATTAGGTTTAACCATAAATACAACTTTACTGGAAGCCGCCGCACTTTCAACAAGTGATTGAGATAATCCTTCTAAGCTCTTGAGGTCTCCAATAAATTCCTCAACAAAACTTCTTCCGTAATTTTCTGAATCAATCCTTACCATTCTTAATGCTTGGTATGGCATAGCGTCAGCCATGATAGTTCCAATAGTAGAAGGTATTTTAATTCCTTTTACTTCTTGGCATACATAAAATTTCTTTGTGTCTAATTTGTATATGTGAGTATAAATATCACAATTCTCGTCATCTTTATAATCACCGTTAATTTTCATTTGCTCTTTAATATCTTCATCAAGAGCTGTGTGTGCAATACTTTCTTTAATTACTATTTCTATTAATGTACCTTGTGGGTCTCTTCGACATACAAACTGAGACAAAGGATAAACTCTCATTGTATCATCTTTAGGTAAATACGTTAGTACATTACCACCCACGATTAAATGTTTTAAAGCCTCGAATACACTTGTTCTTAAAGCCAACTCTTCTATCTTATTAGAGACATCTCTTTCTATTTCACCTAGAGATTTCTCAATGTTACTTTTCATTTCAGGTTGTTGTGACATTTCTTTTTTAGCGTCACCACTGATTTGTAATCTAAAGAAGGGAGAGTTTGGGGGAAGTAATAGAAGTAAAAGTTTAGAAGCTAAATTGTTGACACCCCTAGCTCCTACTGATTGGAATGGGCTATATAGTTCAGAAGTAGAATTGTGTCCTTCGTCAGGAATAAGAGACGGAATAGTTAATTCAGAACATTCTCTTGCTCTATCTAAGAACTGCTGTCTATCCGCTTTTAAAGTTTCGTATCTTTCTTTAGCGGTATTTTGTCTTGTTACTACTTCATTAATAATTTCCATTACGGTGTATTAACGCCTGAACTTGTTGTGTTAGAACCAATGTTTAAGCCTGACGTTTGAACACTTGTTGTTCCTGCCGCTTTAGCTTTCTTGATTTTTTTCTTTTTATCTGCTAACTCATCTGCTGTTTCCAAAGTTGGAACTAATTGCTCACCGATAGGTGAAGCGTTCACAACTGGGTTTGGAGCAACAGGTTG